GTTGTTATTGCTTATTACTTTGAGAGCGTATTACTCTCAAATCTTTCACGGATAACCCGTTTAATTTCTTTAATTAAAGGCAGTTCTACTTGGTTATAGACCAACTCATCGTTAAAACTTTTAGTTGATTTAACCAATCTCTCGGCCTGAATTCTTGTAATGGCGTGTAGCACTTGCTCTATGTCCATAGCGTTATCTCCCTTTGTTTTTTTAAGTTAAACGCAATAGAAAAATTGCGTCGGGTCAATGCTAGCACCGCAGCGAGCCGTCGCAAATCGGGGGCAATTTTTCGCAGTAGAAAGAACGCGCGCGCTCGCCCGTGCAGGCGCACGCACGCGCGCGCTTGCGCAGGTCAAGCCCGTTGTTGGTAGCAACCGTTGCTGGTAGCAGCGTTATTGGTAGCGGTCACCAATGAAAGCACGCATTGAACAATGCGTCGATCAAATCATTCTCTCCTGTTTTGATTTTAGATTTAGGATAGGTTGCGCAATTTACTTCATCACCGTTTCGGATGATGACATGCACACCACGTGGAGTTGTGAGAGTTGTAATGTACATAGTTACTTTGTCGTCACACTCTGATGCTTGTTTCTTTGAAGCAATTGCGGTCTTGGATGCCCATGCTTCTGATCGGGTGATGATACCCACGCATTTGTCTGCCTTGCATTCTTGGATCATGTCCGAATCCTGCAACGCCACGAATAGATCTCCGTAGGTTCCTTTGTATTTGATAGCTAAAGCTTCGGCCTCATCATCAAAAGCATCTTCTGGATTAACTAGATCCATGTCTGGGTCATTAGACTTACTCATGTACCAAATCTCGCTTGATGAATCATCAATTGATCCCTTGGATGCAAAGAAATCTTCTACCTTTTTGAAGTCGTCAAGCTCTTGCTCTAGTCCTTCTTGTACGATGCTCTCGTACGCCTCACGCAAAATGTTATCTACCTGCTCTTCAAACTCCACGTTGTTCTCCTTGCTTAGCTCTGTACAAAGAATACTCTTTGCTGCGTTCTACTGCCTCTATTGGTAGGTGATTTGATATGCCAATAGCCAAGTCGGTTATCGGACCACGGATATGGTTGGGTGCCCTGAGTGCAGCTACTAACAACTCAACTAACAGGTTCTCCATTACTTCTAAGTCCTCAGTTTGAAACTTCGGAATGTTCATCTCGTTTCCCTTTCTCTTCCATTTGTTTAATTGAATGATGGTTTGAGCACGTTGGTGGTTCAGATAACTCTACATAAGTAACTATCTGATTGTTACAAGTGCTGCAATTCCAATGACGTTTCATGTGTTATCCCTTCCCTGCATATGCATGGCTTGACGTATGTGTATTCTTTGCCAATCTCCGATAGTGCTGTGTATCTTTCACCCCAACCCGACCCGTTACAAACCGTACATGTGGTGATCTGATCATTGGGTCTCATGTCTTTCAGTAAAGTCTTGATTCTATGTAGTGATGGAAAATCTCCGTCTCTTTCCACAATATCAATAACCCTGCGACACATGTTCACCGATGCAGCCAAGAGTTCTTTGTCTACTCTCCAACCAGACTTGATTGTGTTGCGTGCTACCTGCCTGTTGGGGTACAGCGCACACAACCTATCAACGAATCGATCTATGTTTTCTGGCAGCATCAACTCTCCTTCTTGTGATCTCGTTCTCAATTACTGCTACACAATTAACAAGTTCTTCTTCTTCCATTCTGCCAACAAAAGCACGGCGTAAGAACTTGGATACGCTAACTAACATCTCGTCTGTCATGATGATTTCTTCGCCCACTCAACCCTCGCCTTGTATCTACGTCTTTCATTCAATGTCATGCCACCCCAAATACCATAGGTAATGAAGTTGTCGATTGCAAAATCTAGGCATTGCTGCTGGACTTCGCAACCTCCGCATAACTCTTTGATTGCTTTTCTTTCTGAGCCGCTGTTGCCACGCTCTGGAAAGAACATGTCGGTCGGCATACCTTTGCAGGCTGCCTCGTCACCCCAGCTAAAGTCCTTGTTAAACAAGGAGAACTCATTCATTAATTCCATATCCCATTCCTTTCTATCTTTCATTGGTTTCTATCCGATATCCCAGGGACTCCACCCCGCGACATCGTAAAGGAGTTTGCCTGCTATGAGGTTAGTGAGCGGGTCTAACAGTATAGACTGCTCGCACACCTTAAGTCTCTTGCAGATAAGTCCGTGGTATTGGGCATGATCCTGCTTCCAATGTACCCCGTTAATCTGCAGCAACCCTGTGTCTGACCTATGGTTCCACTCGGAAACCCCAGTTATATTGCAGTTCCCATCAACCATATCCCCGCCAGCACGGTTAGGGCAGCCACCCGATTCCCTTAGGATTATCTGACCAAGCTTCTTCCATGTCGAGCGAGGCCACCCAGCCTGAGCTGCCAAGCTCGGTAGCCAAGAGATATCCCCGTGTTTGAAGGTCACGGGTCTTGGCAAGTCCAGCCTCTCGTGCTTGATGTATATGGTTGGTAATTGACTCTCCCAACCAATAAAGGTGGAAGCTGATGAGGGTGCGATTGCTGCTTGAGCCTGCGAACCCAGAGCAATTATCCCTGCCAAAGGTACGGCAATACACCGTATAAGTATGTTCATTGTTCCCTCCCATTATAGTAAAACTCCTGAAGTCCTTATGGAATAAGGCTTATGATTTCTGTGAACTCGGTAAGAGTAATTAACACGATACCTTCTGTTGTTCCGTCTGGCATTGCGACCATCACAAATGGGCGATTGTCACCCAACGCCTTTGCTTGATCACTCTGTGCTTTCGCGTCTCTGAATCGTGTATAAATCGGACCAACTTGCGCGCCCGCTTTGACCTCGGTACGAAAAGCACCACCCCAGTTTTCCTCGTGACGGGTAAGATGACCACCCAACCCAAGTTTCTTACGGGCACGACGTGCTTTTGAATCCCCTTTAGATCTGTTACGTTTACCCCTAGCTGCAGGGTCGCCACAGTTGCGAATCCTACGCGCACCGTCACGACTGGGGCGCCCGAGTGTTCCGAATAGGGGACATCCCGTTGCGTTGCACTTATCTTGGTTGCCTTCACAGTAACTTTTCCTTTCATCCATTGTATTGTCCGAGTGCTTCTTTAAGTAAGACTCTGATTGTTTCTGATCTTGTGGAATGTATCCGTTTGGATACCTGATTGACCTGCTTAATCAACTCGGTATCCAAACGGATGGTAATCAAAGTCTTGGCTTTCTTGCTCACTTGTATTGGGTGATAAGCGCTGATGCCTCACCCTTTTCAAGTTCGTCAAGCTTGGAGATATTGCGGTTGATTGCTGCGCTGCACAAATCAAGTACCTCTTTGTTGTCGGAGATACCCTGGCTGCGTAGTACTGCACGCAACATACCTAATTGCTTTGGTGATGCTGGCTCGTTCGGATTCTTGATCGAGATATTTCGTGGCTTTTGCTCATCCTCTACATAAGTAGCACCGTTGCTAACCAACTCCTCCATGATTTCATTCACGGTATTATCTTTGGTTACGATTACGGTTGGATTCATAGGTCGTGAAACCAAGACATCCCCACGTTCTACCTTCTGCATCTCTTCACGGCTAGGGCGTGCACCCTTGGCTGCGTATCCACAGTTAGCGAGAGCCCTGCCGATAGCGCTGGTCTCTGCGTTCTCTGCATGGGATGTGCGGTTTACTGGGCTTGCACCCCGTAGTTCTTCTGCGTATCCCGTTGCTACTGGTCTTACATCTTCACGGTCAAAGTAAACCTCTGCCCGCACAAGGATGCGTGTGTCATCGTAGTAGTGGATAGATGTATTGATCCGACCATCTGTGTGGTCAGCCCAAAACTTTACGAGTCTGTCCTCTACTGTTTCGTAGTTATCTAAGTTGAACCCTGGCATTGTTATCTCCTTACCTTTGTTTTGAGGACACGGAATTCCGTATCCTTCCTGTATTTCTTTGACAAGACTGGATGGTCTTTATCAAACCTTGATGAATCAAACACGTTGCGTGTCTGTGTCTTCCATGTTACGACGATATCGCCGTTGAGTATTCCTTCCTCTGCTTCTTTCATCATTAGACCAAGCTCTGCTTTGAGTTTGCTTTCAAGTTCGTCAAGTTCTTTCTTTGCTTTCTTTGCTTGTTCTAATTGATTGACAATCTCTATTGCTGTCGGTGGAAGAATCGTTTGTGTACTTGATGACTTGTTGTACAGATCAGATACGTTATCGTAAGAAAGTTTTGCTACCTCAGGCACCAATCCTTGCTCGATTAGATTCAGAAACTCATCAACTGCGCTGATGTGTATCTGTTGTTCATCGGACGTAATGATCTGCGTGTACTGATGCAGCTCAAGATCGCTGTCAAAGATGCGCCATTCAATTTGATTAGTACCTGCGCAGATGGATTGTTGTACGCCTTGCCAATACCATTGACGTGGCAGTACACCTTCCCAACGTTTCTTGGTTGTCTTGATTTCAAACGGTATGCCATCGCTGGTGATTGCGTCAAGTGTGGCAATCATGCGAGCATCTCCATTCTCGAAGCAATACATAATGTCTGGGGTAAGCAAAGCAATGTCTTCTAGATCGGATGTCCATTGGATTAGGACTGGTTCAAGTCGGTTGCCTCGCTCCATTGCAGCGTTGGCTGGCTTGGGTTGCGGTGCTTCGTCAGCAAGTAGTTCTACTGCAAGATCTCCTGGTGTCATGTACTCGTGCTCATTGTGTACTGCTGCTGCGCTTGATGCAGCGATTCGTGATAGCCCTTCGGCGTTGCGCCAACGTACCTCTAACCATTCTTGGCTGCCGTGTTCTGGCTTGTTGATTGTGTATCTGTTCATCCTCTTCCTTTCGTGTAATACAAACGTATCACGTCAGGGGGATGGACACAACCTTTGATTCAAGATTTATTTGGATGCACTTGAATTCTTTGACCATTGCTGTGGGTATATGTAGAACATGGTCTACGTCATCGTTTGGGGTGATGCTCTGATATATGGTGATGTGTCCTTCTTTGCCACCGTCAGACTGGGGCAGAAGAAATCCTGCCGTGCGCACGAGCACGGGAT